GAGAAGGTAGAGATGGCTGTAAATGTGTGGAAGAGGTTCTTCGGACCAGACGCTACAGATGATGTAACTCAGTACGTAATTAATGAAATTTTATAAAAAAAAATTGATTTTATTTAAAATAAAGCAATATATTTGTAAACAGCCCAAGCGGTCAGGGCAAGATGATCGTAATTTAAATATTTATTATGAAAACAATTCAATTTATTGTGAAACAAAAGCCAGAGATATCGTTTGTAAAATGGGATCAAGATGAAGGTAATGGGGATTGGTGGTGTGAATGTGAAATGGAGAGCGATTATCAACTAGAAAAAGGTGACTACATACATGTAGACGATTTGACGTATTGTATTTATCGAAGGTCGTATCACTTAAGTGAAAACATATGGACTTATTACCTAGATCCTGTCTTAAGATATAACGATTAAAATATAGCCCAAGCGGTCAGGGCAAGATGACCGTATTTTAAATATTTTTTTATTATGGCAAGAATTAGCCACACATCAGAGAAGAGCAACAGCTCAAACAACCCAACTAAGAAGTACTTAGATTGGAAGTCAAATGACAAATCTTTCGAGTTTTACGACAAGGAGGCTGGGGATAAAGTGAAGGTAGAGTTACCTTTAAAGTTTGTTTTCTTACAGCACTACCACACCGTGAAGGGATGGAACGATGCAAGTCAGAGTGGAATTTGGTCTAACGAGGTATACTACATTGGTAGTGAACCTATGACGGTTAGAGCCTTTAAGGCAGGTGAAATTGCTACAGGTCTTTACAAGGACATTAAGCAGGATATTACTAACGCTGGAGGTAAGTACCACCGATCTGTGTACGTGATGTTAGAGGACGGAACGATTGCTAACCTTTCATTTAAGGGTGCAGTAGTTAGAGAGTGGTCTGACTTCTTTGGAGACAATCAATCGTTATTGGATAACCAATGGATTGAGGTTAACACAGCTAAGGAACAGAAGAAGGGTAGTATCAAGTATTCTACACCAGAATTTACCTTAGGTAAGAACCTAACTGCTAAGGAGTCAAGTATGGCAGACGAAACTGCTTTAGAACTTAAGGTTTACTTGGATGAGTACTTCCGTAAGGAAGAGGTCATAGAGGCTGAGAACTTTGAGTTAAATATTTAGATTAACTAAAATTAGCCCTCACAAAAGTGGGGGCTACATTTTTAAAACAAACATTGAAATGAGTTTAGACGATATAATAGAATCAATAAATAATAAAGCTAACCTTGATCTAAGAGATAGAAAAAGGACTTTAGACTATGTTGGAGCTAGGTGTGTTTATTATGATCTAGCGTACAACTACTTTTCATTAGGGACACTTACTTACATAAGTAGTTATATAGGAAGGAATCACGCAACAACAGTTCACTCATTAAAGAATTTAGTTCCTTCATTAGAATCATACTTTCCTAGGATGCATAAGGTAAGAGAGGACATAATAGGTTACATTGAGTACGGTGATGACTACTACGACATGAAGCATGATATTAACTTTCTTAAAAATGAAATTATTAAGGCAAAAAATGATAGGGATAACTATATCTTTAATCACAACGATGACGTTAACGAAATGTTTAAAATGATAAAGAGCGTGCCTGATAATAAGACTTCGATACTAAAAGAAAGGCTTGAACCAATAATTTATATGCTATGCAGGTAACAATATTTAAAAACATAAAAGAAACTTACACTCCATTCCATAGGGACGTTATGTTTGTTTTAACAAGAATAAAGAATGGTGATAGCAAGGATCTTATAAAATCAATTAGAGCAGAGAATGATAAGTCTAGAAGGAATGAGTTGAAGAAAAATCTTCCGGCGGTATGTTTCTCGGGAACATTTAGCAAGAGGTCTGATGACGCATTGATAAAGCATAGTGGTTTAATTTGTTTAGATTTTGACGGTTATAGTACAAAGAAGGAGGTACTATTAGAAAAGGAAATGCTGATGAGTGATGACTATGTTTTCTCAGTATTTATTAGTCCGAGTGGGAATGGTTTAAAGGTTATAGTTAAGATACCTTGTGAGTATGAGAATCATAAACACTACTTCAATTCCTTAGGTGATTACTACAGCTCTGATAAGTTTGATGTGTCTACAAAGAACATTAGCAGGGTTTGTTATGAGTCGTTCGATAAGGACATATACATAAATGAAGACTCATTAGTTTGGGATAAGATAACGGTATCTGAATACAAGCCGTTTGATAAGACAAAGGACAAAGCTAAGATGCCTATCACTGACAGTAGTAAGATAATTGAAATACTAACAAAGTGGTGGACTAATAAGTACCCAATGATTGAGGGTCAGAGAAACAACAATGCGTTTATATTAGCCTCTGCGTTAAATGACTATGGTATAAACAAGTCCTTAGCTGAGTATGTTTTAATGAGGTATGTATCAAGCGGTTTTTCTGAGGCTGAGGTTAAAACAACTATAGACTCTGCCTATAGGAACGTTATGGCTCACGGAACAAAGTATTACGAGGACGATGTTAAGATGTCTAACATAAGAAAGAGGCTGAACAACGGAGAGTCTGGTGAGTCTATACTTAGTTCTTTAGATGGTGTTGATAATGAGATAGCTACTGAGGTTGTTAAGAATCTGGAGAATGATTCATCGGTTAAGAGGTTCTGGACTAAATCTGATAGGGGATCAATAAGTATTGTTCACTTCCTTTATAAGGAGTTCTTACAGCACAATGGTTTCTATAAGTATGCACCTCACGACTCTCAGAAGTATATGTTTGTTAAGGTTACTAACAACCTAATAAGTAAAGCATCTGAGGAGGAGGTAAAGGACTTTGTGTTGGGTTACTTAGAGGGGTTTGATGATCTATCTATATATAATTTTTTCGCTGACAAGACTAGATACTTCAAGGAAGATTTCTTGTCCTTGTTAGACACGGTTGATGTGCACTTTGTTCAGGACGATAAAACGTTATCATTCATATACTTCAGGAACTGCGCTGTGAAGGTTACTGCTGATAAGCTGGTTAAGGTTGACTACCTTGACTTGGAGGGGTATGTATGGAAGGATCAGGTTATAGACAGGGACTTTGATTTTTGTAATGTGAAAGACTGTGACTTTAGTAGGTTTATAACAAATGTGTCTGGAGGAAAGAAGGATAGAGTAGAGTCCCTTGAGTCTGCTATAGGTTTTTTGATGAGTGGGTATAAAGATCCAGGATTCTGTCCGTCTGTTATATTTAACGATGAGGTTATTGCTGACGACCCTGAAGGAGGAACTGGTAAAGGTCTTCTTGTGCAAGGGATTAGTATGATGAAAAAGATTGCTATGATTGATGGTAAGTCTTTTTCGTTTGATAAGTCATTCGCATACCAAACCATAACAACAGACACTCAGGTTATTTCATTTGATGATGTTGACAAGGGTTTTAACTTTGAGAAGTTATTCTCTGCCATCACTGAGGGTATAACCATAGAGAAGAAGAACAAGGATGCTATACGTATACCGTTTAGTTTTTCTCCAAAGATTGTTATAACAACGAACTACACAATTAGAGGTAGGGGTAATTCATTTAATAGGAGGAAGTTTGAGGTGGAACTTACGCAGCACTATACTAAAAACTTTACACCTGTTGATGAGTTTGGTAGAAGGTTTTTTGATGAGTGGGATATTGATGAGTGGTGTTCATTTGACAACTATATGTTAATGAATCTTCAGGGATACTTAGTGACTGGTTTAGTGGAGTCATCATCATCTAACACAAAGATAAAGAAGCTTGCAGCTGATACCTGTCATGAGTTTGTTGAGTGGTTAGGTTTGTTAGAGGGTTCTGAAGCTAATTATACTATAGATTTTAACAAGAAGGTGTTTAAGGATGATCTCTTTGCAGATTTTATTGAGGTTAACCCAGACTTTGCGACAAATGGTAAGCGTACAATATCTAGAACATCATTCTACAAGTGGTTGAAGTACTATGCAGACTTTAATGACGACATTGAGTGGTGTGATGGTAGAGCTTCTCAAGGTAGATGGATAATATTTAAAACTAAAGATAATGAAGAAAAAAAAGACGTACAAGCTGCTATACCAGGGCTTGAATTTTGATGCATTTAAGTGGTGTATACAGAATGACTTTCAGGTTTACGTTAAGCCTGTTGTTAATGTTAGTAAGATAAATGGTATTAATTATTACCAACAAACTGGTAGATATAATATTGCTGTTAGGAGGAAGGGTATAAGTACTGAAGGAAAGGACTACCTTAAATCTAACGGCAAGACTATAAAAAGTAAGGAGACTCTAAGTGAGGCTGTCTTTAATAGTCAACACGCTGCATTTGATAATATAAATAGTGTTTATGAATACTTAAAAGAAAAATATGGATGAATTAGATATTGCTATGAGCACCTATAGGGTACTTGTTTTAGAGGAGGATCCTTATGATATTATAAATGAAGATGTTGTTGCGTTCTATATAGATGTATTTGATATTAACAATATAGAGTCTACCCACAAGGAGGCTGTAGCTGACATATGTATATCTATATTTGAAGAGCACGAGCACTATGAAAAGTGTGCAGACTTAATTGAATATAAAGAAAGATTAAAGTATGGATTTTAGAGACTATCAAAAGGAAATAATAAATAAGGCTTGTAGCGTACTGAAGGAGCATAGGTTCGTATACTTAGCTATGGAGGTTAGAACTGGAAAGACTCTTACTAGCTTAGGTGTTGCGGATAAGATGGGGTGTGAGAACGTTTTGTTCCTGACAAAGAAGAAGGCAATTTCATCCATTGTTTCTGACAATGAGATGATGTGTCCTTCAAACGTTTCCTTGTTTGTTATAAACTATGAATCAATACATAAGATTCCTAATTTAAAGTGGGATATGATTATACTTGATGAGGCTCACGGAATGGGAGCGTTCCCAAAACCAAGTAAAAGAGCCAAGCAAGTAAAGGAACTTATAGCTGGTAGTAACCCGTATGTTTGTTTGTTATCTGGAACACCTACACCTGAGAGTTATAGTCAGATGTATCATCAGGTGTATGGTATTCCTACAAACCCTTTCAGTAAGTATAAGAACTTCTACAGGTTCTGTGACGATCACGTTAATAAAACTCAGAAAAGGATTAATGGGTTTATGATAAACGACTACTCAGGTGGTAAGCAAAGTATTAATGAACTTATGGATCCTTATATGATATCGTACACACAGGTCCAGGCTGGATTTGAGTCTGAGATTGAGGAGGAGATTGTTAAGGTACCTATGAGAGTGAACACTTACGAGATGTGTAGTAGACTAAAGAAGGATTTAGTTATTGAGACTGATGACGATGAGGTGATACTTGCAGACACTGGTGTAAAGCTTATGTCTAAGCTTCACCAAATGTATAGCGGAACCGTTAAGTTTGAGTCAGGAAACAGTGCGGTTCTAGATACAAGCAAGGCTGAGTATATTAAGTGGAGATTCAGTAGTAATAAGATAGGTATATTCTATAAGTTTAAGGCAGAATTAGAAGCTCTAAAGCAAGTTTTTGGAGATATGATATGTACAGACCTTGAAGAGTTTAACACGTCAGAAAAGCACATCGCATTGCAGATAGTATCAGGTCGAGAGGGTATATCACTTAGGAACGCTGACTATATTGTTTTCTATAACATAGACTTTAGTGCTACAAGTTACTGGCAGGCTAGGGATAGGATGACAACGAAGGACAGGAAGTATAACAAAGTGTTCTGGATATTCTCTGAGGGAGGTATCGAGAGCAAGGTATACAGGTCTGTAATAAACAAGAAGGATTACACATTAAAACATTTTAGAAGTGATGAAAGATAAAATAAAATTAGATCCTATAACAGAATACCAAAGGTTACAGTGTGAGTTGTTTTCTAGGTTCAGTGTATTTTCATCATTGGACGAGTATAAAAGAAGAGGTCAGGCTGATAAGGATAAGATTATAAGCGATATTTACAATGGTAAAGTTGCAGAGTTTATGGTCTATAATTTCTTTATAAAAAAAGGAAGGTCTTTATTATCACCAGATCTTAACATTTACTCAAAAAAAATGAAGTCATTTGATGCTGATCTTGTTATAGGTGATGTAAACATTCACGTAAAGAGTCATATTAGTAATAATATATTTCCTGTTTCTTGGATGTTTCAAAAGAATGATCCATTGCCCGAAGAAGATTACCTATGTCTGGTAGTTGACGGTAGTTATATGTATATAAGAAAAGTATCTGAAGTAGAGTTTAGCGAACCAGTAAAGAAGTCACTTAGACGCACGAAGGTTTGCTTATATGAAAAAAATTTAAAATATGAATGAAAAACAATTAGAACAGATAAGTGGAGCTATTATAACTTCTTTTATAAACCTACATTTCCTTGAAGAAGCTAAGGTATCTGGATTATTTAAACAAAGGGTTAAGAACAATATAAAGAGGACTATTGATGACTTAATGGATATAGAGTACAAATACTTCTCTAAGATTGATGAGGTTGATGAGTTTGAGTTCGGTGATAAGCTTGTTGCTAACTACATGGAGTTTATATCTATGTTATTAAATAAGTTTAAGTTTAATGACTTCTCAAAGATGCAGGAAGTTGCTATGGCTTATGGGTTGGATCCTGATGCCGTTACCAAGGTTTCAGATAAAATTTTATTTAAAAATGGTGCAAATATTTAAAAAAAAATATTAAATTTGTAGTATTATGAATAACAAGCATTTAGGTACTCAGAAGTATAGTGTTTTTATAGGTGGAAATATTTATATGTATTTCCTTCCGTTAATGAATCCTGAATATCTAACAGAGATGGACCTATGGGATGTTATAGAGCCTTAAAATTAAAGAAACATTGATAGAAATTTTTAATAATCAGAACGTAGAGGAAGCATACTATGAAAATGGTGTTCTATACTTTAAAGTAAATGGAAGCTGGTCTTGGATGTTTTTTAATCCTTACGAATAAATGACAGAGCAACAGATACAAAAGAAACGTATAGATCAGCTTGAGGCTGATGGATACTACGTAATTAAATTAATTAAAACTAATAAGAATGGGATACCTGATATTATTGCTATACCTCCAAATACGCCAGTACTTTTCTCAGAAGTTAAAACACCTAAAGGAAAGACCTCTAAGATTCAAGAGTACAGACTAAAGGAATTAAAAAAATACGGATTTAAAACAGAAATATACAATGGAATATAATTATGAAGACATTGATAAGATTGTAAACTTTTCAACATGGAGTGATAAAAAAAAGATAGACGAACTATTTAGGATAGACTGCTATATGTATACAAACCTAGGTATAGATTCAACAAAAAAAGAGAGGAATGATGTTCGTAAAAAGTCAAGGTACATATACAGGGCTATAAATAAAATAGACAATTTTTTAGGAAAAGAGCTGATGCATAACATAGATAGTGAATAAGATGTTAATATGTATAGGTGTTATTAATGTGTACACATACATTAATGATATAAATTTGATTTGATTATTTTTTAAAACAGAAATGACAATAGAAGAGCAAAAAATTAAATTTATAAACTTAAGTATGAATACCATATATGACTTATGTGACGAACTTTACGAGGTTTTAGCTGATGAGGATTATAATAGAGTTGATTACATAACTAGGGATATAATTGAAATATTAAGAGACTTAAATCAAACATTTCACAATGAAATATAATAGACTATCTGACGATGTAGCTATAGCCTTAGGCTTAGAAATAAAGTCAAAGAAAGACTTAGGTAATCCTAAGTATGCTCTAACTCCAGAGCAGCAGATGCAACTAAAGGAAATAAAAAATAATGGACTTCTTAATCACTGTAAGAACAGAGGTATAGACTTCTCTTCAGTTATTGAGTACTGGGATAAGACTAAGGAATACTCTGTAAAGATTAGACCAGAGGTTGTTCAGATGAGAGACATATGCAGCGAGTTGATTGATGAGATGAAGGACTACGCACCTAAGTACCCTAGCATAAAGAGATCTAGTGTTAGAGAACCTCATATGCTTGTTATAGATCCGGCTGATGTTCATATAGGTAAACTATCTACAGCTTTTGAAACTGGAGAGGAATACAACTCAGAGATAGCTGTACAGAGAGTTAGAGAGGGAGTTGATGGTATACTTAATAAGGCTAGCGGATTTAACATAGAGAAGTTTGTGCTTGTCATAGGTAACGATATACTACACATAGATACACCTAAGAGACAGACCACCTCTGGAACACCTCAAGACACTGATGGGATGTGGTATGAGAACTTCTTAAAGGCTAAAAATATTTACGTTGAGGTTATAGAGAGGTTAATGACACAGGCAGATGTTCACGTTATGTATAACCCGTCTAATCACGACTATACGAATGGATTCTTTTTAGCTGACGTTATAAAAACCTGGTTCAAGAACTCTAAGAATGTTACATTTGATACGTCAATTTCTCATAGAAAGTATTTGAAGTATGGGTTAAATTTAATAGGAACAACACATGGTGATGGAGCAAAGTTTCAAGACCTACCATTGTTAATGGCTCAGGAGGCTAGTAAACATTGGTCAGACACAAAGCATAGGTATGTGTACACACACCACGTTCATCACAAGAACGCAAAGGATTTTGTTGGAGTAACGGTTGAGAGTTTAAGAAGTCCTAGTGGTACTGACTCTTGGCATCATAGGAACGGATACCAGCACAACCCTAAGGCTGTTGAGGGATATGTTCATCATCCTAATCACGGTCAGATCGCACGATTAACTCACATATTTTAAATTATGAAAAAATTATTAAAAAACATTTTATTGTTTGTAGGTGTTAGTTTTGTTTTAGCTTTATTTATTTTAATTCTAACATATTCATTTTCTAATTTTATATCAAATTATTAATTATGTGGACAACAGACACAACATATAAAACAGAACAAAGAAAGGGAATGCCTGTATACACAGGTGTTCTTAAGTATTTTCCTAACGCACTTAAGTACGTGTCTATGGTTAGTAACGCTGGAAATAGTCAACACCACCCAGACAAACCATTGCATTGGGATAAAAGTAAAAGTTTTGATCATAAGGATGCTCTTGTTAGACACCTTATTGATCACTCTCATCAACCGGTAGACGATGACGGAATTCTACACTTAGGTAAGGTAGCTTGGAGAGCATTGGCTGCACTAGAAACTTATTTAGATGGAAAAGATAATAAATAAAATAATAGAAGAAAAACTGAAGGATAATCCTGACTATAAATTAATAAGAAAACTACAACAACAATTAGATGAAGGGGAAGAAACAAAGTAGGGTTGATAACCTAGAAAAGAGGATTGATAGATTAACAACTATGGTTATAGGTATTATGGAGACCATAAAAAGAATGCCTGACTACAACAAGGCTATAGAGAAGCTTAAAGATGAATCTAAACAACAATAATTATGGCAACTAAAGTAAAAATTACATACACCAACAGTGACGGTAAAAAAGAAGAGTTAAAGAAAACTTTTTTTGGGAAGGAACATATGGAGAGATACATGAAAGATAAAGGTATTAACCCAGATGAAATTGAATACATTTATTAAACTATAAAGCCCGTACTAAGTACAGGCTTTTTTTTATTTCCTTATATATATATTAGTCCTTCTTAAATTAATTGAAGGTGATCTTTTATTTTTATCCTCGCTAAATAGATCTTTTATTAAAATTCTTCTTACATCTTTGTAGAATGGAATCATACCCACATTACCCATCATTTCTATAACAATTCTAGTAGTAAGCTCTTCTATAGCTTTTTGTTTTGTAGAATCTTTTGATTTTTCACTTGTAGCTTTGGCACCTAAATCTACGGCTCTAATTAGTGTTTTTACTACAGGTGAGTATGGTCCAGAAAGTGATTTTAATAAAATATCACCAATTCCTGCTCTTCCAGTTTGTATCTTCTTTAAATCTTCTTTTGAAAGCATAGAAAATGATATTGAATGTTTGTAAGGGTCATAATCCTCTCCTTTCCTAAGGTCTTCAAGATACTTTTCATTTATTGTTTCTAAAGAAATGTTAGGTACTATCTTAGCAAAATTACCTAGATTCCTTCCTAAAATCATACTTGTTATAGATCCTACCAACTGTCTTACTAATAAATCTTCTTCAGGAAGTTCTTCATCTCCAACATCTGCATCAGTTAATGCTGCAACAGCAGAATCAAATATATGTGAAAAAGCTTGATACAATACCATATATAAACTCATTCTGGTTGTTGTTCCTAATAAGAGTGCTGCACCTTTTTTTCTACTGATTTCACCACTATTTATTAGTGCTGATATAGCAGATCTAGCTGTGGTGTATTCGTATATAACGAAGTTTGTCATAAACCCATTAATCTCCTTTACTATTTTTAATGTAGTTGAATCATTAGGGTCTATTTTATTTTTTAACACTCCGTTAAACACGTTTATTGAGGTTGCTGCTCTAGTAACTTCCTTGTCTGCAAATCTAGTAGCTTGATCAAGTGCGTCCTTATTATCTGTTAAGTATTTACTATCTTTATTTCTGATAGCTTCCATATCTATGTTACTTCCTGTAATCTCCTTGAATTTTGTATCAAGTGAACCAAACCAAAGGGGTCTAGATATAGCTTTATCAGGTGTTGAAATAAGTGCCTCTGCAATTTTTTCTGTTGGTTTTGTAGTTATCTTAGATAGATAAGATGAAACTTGGTTTGCTTTATTTTGAAGTCCATTGACAGCTCCAGTTGGAGTAGCTCCTTTTGAATCAACAAATAAACCAATATCAGCAGTCTTACCAGTGACCTTCTTGCTGTATAGTTTTCCAGTCTGCTCACTATTAAGGTTTATCATTATGTCTCTACCTCTTTGATCTAACACATATTCTTTGTATTTTATTCCTGTAGCAAAACTCTTAGGACTTGTGGATAACACATAAGCAAGGTTACTACCCATTTCAGCGGCAGCTCTAGGAACAGAAGCAAGAAGAGCTTTGTATCCTAATGCTTTAGCTTTACCTAGCAGGTTCATACCATTGTTTACATAATTCATTTCAAATACTTGTCTCATTGCTGTGTCGAAAGCTTTTTTAAGAGCATTAGCTGTTTCTATTTGACGATCAGTAGAGTTTTTATCTGAAATTATGTCTTTTTGTATCTTATTGAGAGTTTTGAATATAACCCTAGCAGTATCAGTTATATGATAATCAGTAAGAGTCTCTTTTGCACCTTTTATTGTTGACTTCAAAACATCAAAGTCAAGTGCCTTAACACCAGGTGTACGCTCAACAAGTGTTCCTGCCTTTGTGCTGAATGTTTTAAATTGATTATACTTACTTGTTATTGACTCTACGCTATTTTCATTTGAGCTCGCTACAGAATGGTGAACGTAGTTGTCTATCATATTAGGTCTAGACCCTCTAATTACAGATGCAGTATATAGTGCTTTATCTGATATAGATTTGTTTACCTCATCTATAATCGATATAGCTTTTTTCTCTCTTTTAGAGAACTTATCAAACACACTATTAATGTTTACGTCACCTTCAAAATCATTTAATATTGATTTAAGTATTTCAACATCCCTTTTGGAGTATATTGTTGTTTCTTCTGTCCTTTGAGATTCTATGGCTGCCTTTATAGCTTCACTTGCGCTAAAAACTTTATTACTATCTTTGTTAGATTGAAATTCTCTTTCTAACATATAAGACATAATTCTATACTTAGACTCAGTTACTTTATTACCATTATTTTTAAACTGTTTAAATAGTAGAGCGTCTGCCTCTAATATTTTTTCATGAACTATATCTATCTGAGCATCAAGAGTTGCGTATGACTTAGCTGCCTTTCCGAATATATTGTCATAAATATCAGTTCTATTCATATTACCAAGAACGTTGTCTATATCTGATAATGGGTTTTGTCTTATCTGATACTCTGTTGTAGATTTGTTAGATGATAACAAGTTTTTTAATCCAGCAACAACCCTGTCGAATACATACTTTCCTTTCTTTATTCTTGGTACAACGTTGTCTTTAGATATTATAGAATCTATCTCATTAGCAATATTATTTGCATAGCTTGGGAAGAAACCAGCATCTATGTTATCTATAACAGATTGTATGTTTTTCTTTAAAGAGTCGCTAAGTTGATCAACAGCTTTTTTATTCTTTAGTAAATCAATAAGTCTTTCAGCACCCTCATTCTCCATTTTATCTTCAACATTGTTATTCTTGAATTCAAATACTATAGGCTCAGCTTCAACCTCAACTTTTTCAACAGGTGTTACAATATCCTTCTTGTATTTCTTCATCAAATCAAAATCCTCTTGAGTTATTTCTTCTTTTGACAAAGCTTGTCCTATGGTTGCAGCAAAATCTTCTTTACCTTTTACAATAACCTTGTTTAATCCTTCAAACAATAATTGTAGTTTAGGGATCTCAGAAACCTCGTTGTCTATAGCTTCAAGTATTGAGTTGGCTTTTTCGTTTACAACAGATATATCCTCAAGATTCAATACAGCTCTAGACTCTCCAAACTGATTAACAATATCGTTGTATGTGTCAAGAACACTCTGAGGTATAATCTTAGCGTCTATTGAAAATAGCTTGTTAAGTGTGTTAAATACTACTTTAGCAGAACCAATCTTGCTTCTGATGTTATTCTTTGCCTTTTTTCTACTTTTATTAGACCTTAAAATATTGTCAGCGTATTCAGCATTCTTGTATACTTTATCCATGTACTCAACAAGCTTATCTACAGCTGTATCATTGTTTAGATTAACCGAAGATAATCTGTTTATTAGTACCGTGGATTGGTTTACTGTTATCTTACCCTTTTTAGCTAAGTCTTTTATCATTTCTGCTAAATCCTTTCGTTTAGCATTAAGGTCTTTTTGAGCATCTCTAGCTGCACGAGCTTCAAGTCTTATTTGGTTCTTTAGTGCGGAGTATGTATCTACAGTTTTTTTGATAGGCTTCTTACCTAAAATCTTTTTGGCACTAGGAGCCTTCTTCATCGCTAACTTAATCTCTGATTCAGAGTAACCTGTCTCCTTAAGATAGGCTCTAACGTCTGTATCAGATATGTTATTTTCTTTAGCAAACTTTCTAACCTCATCTATAGACGGTCTTCCAGATACTTGTTTTTTAGGTTTAATATTTGGATTAAATGATCCTGATAGAACAGATACATTACCTACTCTATATACTTTTCCTGTAGATGTTTTTAATACTTCAGATCCGTTCTGTCTGTTTTTAGGTAATATAAGTTTAGGACTTGAGCCATCCTTTAATCTTATATGGAATGGATAGCTGGGATGAGAATCTTCAATAACTTCAACCTCGCTGTTAACCTCTATTATTCCGTAAACATCTCCAACAGATAAACCTTTAGTTAATTGCTCTGCTGCAACTCCAGCTACTAAATCTCCAAGTGACTGAGATAATTTAGTATTTCCTTTTGCTAAATTCTTAGTAACATCTCCACCTATAAGCTCTATTATTTCTTTAGAATTTTCTTTAACACTTTTTGATTGAGACAATATACCTAAAATATCTTTTACAACATTACCTCTAGTTTCAAAAGTTGATGTAGAAGGATCTGAAAAATATTCTTTTATGTCATTCTTGAGTTCCTTTGCGTTGGAACCTAATTTAATAAAACCCTTCCTTGATTCAGACACTTTTTTTGCCTTGAGTTTCATTATAGATAGTTGATCTTTAGGTATTTGACTATCTTTTTCTAAATTATTTTCTTTCTTGTATTTATTTTTTCTTGACTTAAGGTCAATATTATAAACCTCTCTTTTTACTGCTTTAGACACTGATGACTTAAAGTCAGAAGGACTTATAAGATCTTTGTTTAGCATAACATCTAATATAGCTAAACTTGAATTAACACCAGATACACTGCTTATTAACTTTTGATTATCACCTTTAGCTAATACTAATAATCCTCTATCACCATTATTTTTAAGTGAATCGTTAATCATTTTAGCTAAAGTATTTGCAGTTCCTTTTTTACCAGAAGCCCAAACATCTCCATACTTCGTTACAAAGAATATACCTCCTCCGCCTTCAAATATCTGCTCACCATCTATAGATATAGTTCCGGCAAGCATATCATCAGGAGATGTTATAGTTGCTTGTAAACCTGAAAAACCACTAACATCATTTATTTCTACTAAAAGTTTTTTATCTATTAATTCATTTCGTCTGTTATCTTCAGTATATTGTACATCAAACAACCCTACTGACTTTTTAGATATTGCTTGAGAAGGATTATCTACTACTTTTCCACCTTTAAATATACCTATATCACCAGCTTCAATACTTTCTCCTAATGCAACCTTTTTAGATAGTGTATTAAGAACATCTATCAATTCGTTATCTGTGAACTTTTTAAGACCTAGTATCTTAGCAACTCTATCTAAAAACCTTTTTACTAGGCTCCTAGTTTTAGGTTTTAATTTCTTACCAAAACCAGCTAATACACCAAAAAGCTCTGCCATAACTTCCTCATTGGCAACATCCTTGTACTGCTCTATAGTGTCTACCTTATCTACCAACGCTTGAATAACATCCTTGTCGTTACCATTAATTAATGAGTCTATAAATTTTTTAGTTAGGTTTTGAATCTCAGTATCAGACTTTAAAGACTGTGATAATACTGCGTGAAATACCTCGTGTGCCACTGTGGTGTCTGTAGCTCTAGTTAGGTTTATGTAAACCTTATTGTTGAAGTATGTACCCCCTGATTGATCCACCTCTCCTATAGCTTTATGATAATCATTCTCGTTGTAGTACACCTCTATGTCTACATTTGGAAACAACTTAGATATAGACTGCTTGGCTTTGATAGCCTGATCCTCTATATTTACCTTCTGAGCCGGAGTGTTAGGTTTCTTTGAACCTAATCCTTTTTTATTAAAAGTATCTCTTAGCTTAGATATACCTTCTGTTACTTCTGGAGTAACCCTTTCCGCTTCTTTTTCAGTGATTTTAGTTTCAGGTAATAAACTGTCTCTGTACTCAATCATTTGATCATATCCATTCTCAGGATCATCAAACATTCTTTCCTCTATGTCTAACTCATTGTTAGGGTCATAAATCATTGCAACAACATCTGGGGTACCGTGTGTTTCTTGGTTCCATCCAAAAGGAGCATATTCTTTATTAAATGGAGTTCTAGCAACAACCCTAAATCCAGCCTTTTCATATTGCTTAGTAAGGTAGCCATCAAAATTATCAAGCTTTCTTCCTCCTGCCTCTACAGCTCTCTTAAGTAGGTTTTGAGCAACACCCTTTGCTTTAGATGTTACTTTCTTGAATAGTCCAGCTATATCTCCATCAGGTTTTACTACAGTTGAACCATCCTCTGTATCTATTATAGTACTATCATCTGCAACCTCTACTTCAACGTCACTAACAGACCAGTATGTGGTAGGGTCAGATTTTTTTGTAGATTTTAAATTAATTAAATACTGTGCTGTTTCTTTGTCAGTCTCTAATTCTTTATCATATTTTTTGTTTATATCCTCAATTGTAGTTTCATTTACAGGTTGACCCTTAACAGTTGGAATCTCTCCAGTCTCATTAGAGCGTGCAATAGCCAACTCAACCTCTTCAATTTCTTGCTGTCTAAATTTCTCTATTTGTTCTTTTTGAGTATCATCGATTTTTACTTTTTCCGTCTCTTCGACAGCAGGCTCCCGTACTTCTGTTTCCATTTCTTGTACACCTTCGGCTCGTTTAGCATCAGGTATATCTCTTGTTTCTTGCTCTTGAATGGCATCGAATTCTTTTTTAGCGTTATCGTTTATTTCTTGTCTTACTTGCTTATAAACCTCAACATATTTTTGTTGTGGTGTAAGGGTTTTGTCTAAGGTTTTTGCTATTTCACTTCCTTTATCTCCAAAAACTCTTTCTATAGCACCTTCATAATTTATTTTACTTAATATATCATTTCTTTTTGAATCTATGAACTTCATTTGGTCAACGAAATTTTTAGACTCTGACTCGCTTAATGTAGATAAGTAATTATCTATTTTTGTGTTTGCAATGTCGTAGCTGTCATCATTTTCAACACCAGCTTTTTTTAGCATAGAATTTCTAACACTAGAAAGTGTTAGCATTTCTTTAATGTTTTCAGAACCAAGTAGCATAGCGTCACCTTCCATCTCTGTAGTTTGTCCTGCTATTTGAGATATAGAACTATTAATAGAGTCGTGTATACTATTCCTTTGTATGTCGGTAAGGTCAGGATTCATTAACATATTCTTTAATGATTGTACCTGATCTGTTATACCTTTTATCTTATTTTTATACCTGTTTACATTTACTTGTGTTAGTATTGTGCTGTAAGCGGTACTAGGAGTATTCATAGCTCCACTTGTTATTATTGAAGTTACAGCAACATCATCTAGTGAAGATAAGTCTATTTGATCATTCAAGAACATATAGTCGTTTACTTGAGTTAAAACATCTATAGATGTTTCTTCAATAATTTCTCCTCCAGTTCTCTTACCTAATTCTTTTAATGTTTTACTAGCAGCTTTATAGTTTGACACAAGTATGTCATCCAAGAATTTAGTTGGTTTTTTTAAGTCTCTTAATATTTTTATAGAGTTTGGTGCAGTACCTAAAAACGCTGTTATACCTCCCTCTACTATACCTGTACCTAAAACTGAAAGTGTCTTATCTTTAGAACTAATCTCAGAGTCTTTTAAGGCTCTTTCAAGTTCATACTTTTGAACAAGGTATTCCTCATCAGATATTGCTCCCTTTATAGACTCTAATTCCTCTAATCCTTTTTTAGCAATTTTACCAAACTCTTGTCTTGTAGTAATCTCATCATACTTTTGACCAGCTGAAGTTAAACCAAACTCAGTCCCAATTAATAGTTGAGTTCCTAATTTTCCTAAACCAAGAGATGGTGCTACTCCAGATGTACCGATAGCTAAAGCAATGTTCGGTGATTGCTCGAAAAAAGTTCTTATACTAAACTCACCTAAAGATCCTTCCTTTATAGATTCATCGTACATTCTTTTTGTCTTGTAGAACTTATCTAGATTTTCTCTAGATTCATTCATAGTACCTCTAATTAAGTCAGTTCTTACATCGGCAGGTAATGCTCCTAATGGTTGTGTAATTCCAAGATTTATAGGTATACCTACGGCGTCTTCTACAACCCCCTCTACAAGAGTTTTCATTATTGCTGCACCACCACCCATCTGAACTAGTGCGTTCTTTAAGTCAGCCATTGCAGTATCAAATAAATCATAGTTCTTGTTAGCAGCTTCTAAAAACTCTTCAGTGGTCTTTTTATTAGCTGCTATTTTATCTAGCTTATACTTTGATTGTTTAACTAAAGCTTCATAATTTAGTATTGCAGATGATACTCTCTTTTTTAATTTTTCTAAATCTTCTGATGGCTTATCTGAAACTATGTCAACAACATTTCCTTTATCATCAAGTATTGTTTTAAATGTAACATCAGGATTTTCTTTTAGCATTGACTTTACTTCTAAATCTAGTGACTTGACCATATTAGATATGTCACTTGAAGCCATCTTTAAGTTAGCCTGAATATCTAATTCCTCTTCAGTTATTTCCTTGTTTTTTTGTCTTATAACCTCCTTCACTTCTTCCTTGTTTGGAAGAGAGTCGTACAACACTTCAATCTTTAATTTTTTTGCTCTGTCTATCTTTTCTTTCCTAGACGATACTGTCTTTGACAGATTGTATGCTTCTATTTTCTTTTTAGTATCTAAGTCGTTATAGAAGTATTGGTTTAGTGCAGAGTCTATTTCTTCTCTACTAAGAGGAATCTCTCTTGAAGTTATTCCGTTACGTGTAGTAAATACTTTTAATTTTGTACCTTTCTCTAATTCATTCCTTACGTCTTGAGGAATATCAACATTACTACTATCAAGGAATTGAAATAAACCTTTAAAGTAGTCTTTATTGTAAACATTAGCTTCTGCAGATTCTATAGAAACATCTACTTTACTTTCAATATTTTTTAAATTTTCATCAATATTTTTTAATGTATCTACATTAAAATTACCAATAATACTTGAAGATTCATCATCTGTTATATTATTGTAGATAAACTTGTTTATTTCTTTAAATGCTTTGCTGTTTGATGAAACTACATCAGGAGTTGATAATCCTTCTCTAATACTAATTCCTCCTCTTTTAATGTCCTTTATCTTTATTACTTGAGATTTATCTCCTTTAGATATAACTATATTCTCATCATCAAAATTTTGTATTGAGAAGTTTGGAAACTTATTCTTTAAGCTTTCAATATATGAGTCTACATCTCTATCGAAAAAGCTTTTATTATTTGTGGAAAGTAATTTTCTTCTGTTATCTATAGGTGTCTCTATTAGTTTTTTTACTTTACTAATTTCTTCCTCCTTGTTTGCTCCAAATAGTTTTATTGGTTTTAGATCAACCTCTGTTTCTTCTCCAGTAACATTATCAGTAACCAATAAAGCATTTCCAATTCCAGTTTGTTGTACTGAAAATCCTTTTTCTGTTAATTTTTTCTCTAATAAAGGTTTAGCTTCCTCCTCGTTTTTTTCTATGAAGTCCGATAAAAAAGACTGATTTTCGTCCTCTGTAATAGATTCCATAACGACCTTTGGAGAAGTAGACTGCAATTCGTCTTTTTTTTTTAAATTGTATATAGAATTAAACTCATTAAAATCAGTAAAAGCACCTTCTTTTATTATAGAAAAAATTTCTTCATTAGAAGCTTCTTTTGCAAACTCATTAAATTCATCTTTAGAAGCAAATGCTCCATCTATAGTTAATTCAAATAACTCTTCAAACATATCTTATTGATTGTTAAATATTTTTATTGCTTTAACTCTACTGACACCATCTTCTTTCATTATCTGAGGAATTGTTCTTTTTACTTCTTTAGGTTTTTTGTTACCTACAACCATTGGTGTAGCATCGTACTTATCCAACCAAGCCTTTATTCCTGCTGTATCACTTGTTTCAAAAACCTTACTGTCGTTACCTTTAGTCAACCTAATAGAGGTATTACTAAAAATATCAGCTTCTGCTACTTCGATGTCGCCTGGCAATTTATCTTTTATCCAATTTACAGCTTTAGACTCATTCTTAGGCATTTCGTCTAATGCTGAAACTAACGTAACACCCTCTTCTTTTTTACCTCTTAATGAAGGTGACTTGCCTCCAGAGAGTCTCTCTCCTTGTTCAAAAAGTGATTGGACTCTATCAGCACTATCTCCAGATCTTATTACATTAGCTATTGCTAAAGCTGACTCACGACCAGCTGGTAAGTTAACAACGTCCTTACCGTTAACATCTCTTATAATTATACTGTTATCATTAGTTAACACAGGTCTACTTAGTTTCACTTGTTTTTTAGCTCCCTTCTCATCAGTAATAGAATATAGTCTACCTTCAATTTGATCAAAGGCTACCTTATCTCCAGCAGCAACTCTATTTGACAAATCGTATAAGGAACTAGCTTCTCGATTACCTTTTTCTTCTCCATAACTTTTTCTTTCAACAGGTCTAGGTTGTTCCTTTTCAGTTCTACTTATAGCTGCGTCTATATGATCATATAGTCTCTTACTGACCGCTTTCCTGTTTGCTGATAGCTTAATCTTACCACCCTTCATCTCGGATAGGATATACTTATCAGGTTCACTCTCATAAAGCTTCCTGTCCTGAGTTATCTTCATTTTCATCATATCAGCAGCAGCCTCTACAACCCTATCTTCGCTATTAAGAATTTCATCTACCTTAGCGTTTAATATTGTTGTATACTCCTTTCGCTGTCTAAGGTCAGACACACTCTTATAACCTGCATCACTAGTTTTTACCCAGTCACCTAGTCCTTTAACAACATTAACAACCTCTCCAGTTGTATCAAACTTGTTAAACTTCTTATTAAGTATAGTTCCTAAAGAGGTCGCTGGTACAATAATCTCATTCCCATCTTCATCCATGGTAACAAAAGACCCTCTACCCATTTCATCTATAACTAGTTGAGACTTTGATATGTCTAACGCCCTAGCTATGTTAGATGCAAGGTAGTCGTTAAGTGTACCTCCTGCCTCAGCAATAGCTCCTATCTTCTCGTTGTAACCCTTTACTGCATCATTGATTCCATTGAAGGTGTCCATAGCACCTTGCTTCTTTATCTTTGTGTCTGAAACAGAAACCAAACCTTGCTTCATAAGCTTATGGCTGTTGAGCAAATAATCCTTATAGTTCTGAGCTACCTTAAGCATCGATTGATTCATAGTAGGGTCTAAACCCTTAGCGTACGCATCTATAGCTTTTAACTTCTCTAGTTGGTCTTCCTCAATCTTAGCTTTTAGGGTGTCTCTACGATCCTTCTCCTTCATCAGGTTGTCTGAGATATCTTTAGTAATCCCAGACCAGTCTATCATAGACTTAGTTATATCATCCCTATCCTTGTACTTATAAAATGTAGCCATTTGTTTTTATTCTTGTTCTTGTATTGGAAACTGTAATGAAGGATCTATGAAGTTTAATGAAGGATTTAAATAGTTCGATCTTTCGATATATTCAATAGTTGGGTATTTAAATGAAAAAAACTGAGGAATGTTAGCAAAAGTTGATCCATCCTTTCCATAATAATTTCCGAATGATGCTAAGTTAGATATTTGTTGAGGATTGTAGTCACCACTTTTTAACATAGCTCTTCTAGCTTGCCTGGTGTTCATCCCTTCAAACATTCCTTCACCCTGTAAAGCCTTTGCAGCTTTCAATTCAGTCTGTCTACTATCATACAGGTCTTTCATTTTATAAATACCTGTAGCTATGTTTCCAGCTCCTTTAACAGCACCTGAGAATTGTCTTGCAGCCATCTGTTCTCTATCTGCAGCAGCCTGTTGAGCACCAGCAGCCTCCTGTAAACTTATCTGAGCTAACATCCTGTCTATATTTGCCTCTTCTGAAGCAATCATTTGATCCCTCTTGTATATATCAGCCTGCATCCTCTGTCTATCAGCCTCTGTTGCAGAGGTTCCAATAGCACCTAACTTTCCAACTCCTGCAGCCAAAGTTCTTTGATCAGCCTCTCTCAAACCTTCTAAAGCTTGCATCTGTTGTGCAGTATTCTGTCTCATTGCCAACTCGTAAGAGTCTAAGGGTATCTGAACACCCTCCTGTCTGTTTACTTCTATCCTTTTTTTTGCTTGGTTTAGAGCTACCTCAGCTTGTCTTTCAGCCTCTCTTTGTGCCCTACTTGCTGATATACCTCCTATAATGTCGGCTCCCATCCCTAAAACCTGTAAACCTAATGATATTGCTGCTATTGCCATACTTAATTTTTATTAATGCAAATATACTATTTTTTTACGGATAACTCTTAAACAAGTTTGATCCAATACTAAACAACTCAACAAAGTTTAATGAGCTGTTAACTAACTTATACTTCATAAAGTAGCCTGTAGTTCCATAAGACTCTGCTACTGGGTCTTTTACATAGAAAAGGTAGTTTGAATCCAAAGGTACAGACGCTCCTGCAACCGTTGTGTTAACAGTTATTTTCTTTTTATTTACAGAAACCACAACCCCAGAGAAGTCGTTGTTAGATCCATTCCTGCTATAAAGCTTGTCACCTGCAGATATGATAGAGTCAACATTAAACGAGAACGTAATCACAACAGCTGATGTGTTTGAACCATCCACAGATACAGGATTACCTATACCCTGAGCAGACCTAAGTTCAAGAGTAGTGTCGTTTTCGTTCCTTCTAATGTGAGAGAAGTAATCTCCCTCCTTAAACTCAAACCATGTGTTATCTATATATCCAGAACCTAAGTCTGTTGTAAACGTACAATCCCAAGGAGCAGTACTATCTAACGAAAATGTTTTGAACGTCTTAACCGAATAAGGATCCTCATTTATAACTCCAGTTATACTAGACGAATTATTAATTCCGTAAAACTGATTCCTACCCACATCATCTGAATTATGTTGGTATAAACGACCATTATGAAATGAATAAAAGACATTATTCATACCTATCATCCTTTCAGGTTTGTAGGAGTAAAACGATTGCCAACCTTTAGCTGAATCGCTATATGTTATTGTATAATTCATAATTTAACAATTTGTTACTTCACTTATAGTTCCATTACTATCCACTTGAATTGAATAAAGAGATACGGTTATATTTTCAATGAGATAAGTGTTTCCATCTATTAAGTTGTTTGACATCCTATAAGTTCCAGCACTTAAAGGGTCATCTGTAGCTTTGGATAAGAGTTGTAAACCAGGAACAACGTCATCTGAATTTACTCTAAATATAATAGTAGCAACCCCATCTAAATCGCTACAGTCGTCAACAGAAATCACACTATTAAAAAATGTTTCTAATTCCCACTGAGCTACAAACGTAGTATTTGAATTTATAGTTGTAGGTAAGGAAGGTGACCATCCTATAAATGTGTATCCACTCCTAGTTGGTGTACCAGGGTTTGTTACGCTTAACGGTGCATTTCCACTCTGACTAGTATACGTCTCATTACCTCCATTTGTATCAAACGTAGCAGTAACAGGAAGGTTTGATGTTCCTGTAGGACACTCTATACCATTAATGCTCCAAGCTGTACCAGTATTAACCCCTGTAACAATAACCTTAGCCTTAGTAGGGTAAGGGTATTGCTTATTAAACCTAAGTTTTACGCTACCATCAGAAGCTAACGGAGTTCCTGAAGGATATCCTCCAACAACACCCACCTGATTACCTACAGATCCGTCCCCAGACACAGGTCTAGGTGTAGAGCTATTAGCTATATCTGCACTATCGTAGTCTACTACTTGAGTTCCATTAGAAATAAATCCTGATCCTGAGTACCTAAATAAAGGCAACGATGTTGCGTTTATTATTTCAGATTCATATGTAGCATTAGGTAAACTATCTCCAACAAATAGAGAGTCTGCAACTATATTGCCATCCCACTCAATTTGGAATCTATCCGGAATGTCTACAGAATCAAATGTAACAGTAGTATCTCCTATATTAGTACCAAGCTCTAATTCTAGTTCATAAATACCTTCTGATCCAGAGGTTGATAGCGTATTATTACACTCTAGGAGAGGTTCTACATAATCCCAAACTAGGTATAGGTAACTATAGTTTGATGGATTTGTATAAGTAAAGGACGCTTCATAAACTCCAATGTTTGGATTTAATATCGGAGTAGCTTCTTGTAATAAAGGTGTTAATGTGCTTATATCACTATCCGTATACAGTGTATCCGATACTAAATACTTGAACTTATCAAAGTCCCATTCAGCATCATCTGTTAGTTCTTTCCTATATCTCATAGTTACAACCCCTCCTTCAGCAGGTACATTACCAGAAGATTCTGGTCCTGTAAATGTCTTATACAATGACACAGGTCCGTCTCCAAATGTAACTAAGTCTGTAACAATGGACTGAATAGGTGTATTATTATTCCAAAAGTAGTCGTGGTGGATTAACTTACCTTTCATTAACGAACTGTTCTTAACTATTCTAACAACCGTTAGCTCTTGAGATTGAACGCATCCAAAGTTTAAGTTGTATGTTGCATTTATAGGTGTCAATGTGAACAAGCAATCGTGTACTTCGTAAGCATCACTATTAAAGCTTAATGTTCCACTTCCAGTGACTGTTTGGTTTATAACCTCAGAGTTGTTGTATACAACAGTAACATTTATGCTACCAGAAGAAACGTTGTAGTCTATATCAACAGTTCCATTGTATTTACTAAGAGAAACATTTCTAACTATTTCAGAGCTAGATAATTCTTGTGATAAACTAAAACCACATTCTATCTGCGTCACAGTTTCGTCTAACTCATCATCAGTTACAGAAACTACATACTCCTTTGTGTACGGGTCAAAACCTCCTAAGTTTATTTTATTCTTAGATTCTAAGAACTGATCCCTAAACCAAGATCCCATACCTAAGTTTGATATAACATTTAATTGGTCACTGCTGCCTGACTCTCCTTTAATATTTATTACAGAACCCCTCTTAACATCGGTAAAAAAAACATCGTACCCATAAAAAGCAAAGCTTTCTGGGTTGTTACTAATACCATACTCCTCTGACCTAGGAATCTGTTTTCCTAAGACCTCTGGAGTATTTATTATAGAACCTCCAGCCTGTGCATCTGAAAATAAATTCTTACCGTTAGCTAACACGTAAGACACCTTATCCTCCTGCAAGACAAGTATATTACTCTCCCTTGAATGCATAACCTCTATAGGACCATAGTTCTGTTCTAACGTCTTAAAGTTAACTAAACCTAAATTAAACTCATTAAGCTTATTTAAGTTACTCTCTTGGTTGTATACACCACTATAAGTTATATCAGCATACCTATGAGCCTCCTTATAATCTTGCTCTGAAACAGCTGTAATTCTAGCACCCATATTAAAGTTAGGCTTTGCAAGACCATCGTCTATTTTAAAACTCTCAACACCATTACCAAATGAAAAACAGTTGTATACGTTTAAGTCTATAATAGCTGGAAGCGTAGATGTTTGTTCTTGTACATTACCACCATGGTAACCATTAACAGTTATAGGAAAACTCTCGTGACTCTCGTAGTATATCTCGTTAGTATTTTCCGCAGGTATTGTTTCAAATACAAGTGTACCACCAGCCCTGAATGATTGAATGTGAGCATTCATATAGTAGTTCTTACTATTTCTTCTTCTACCACCAGCTCTGAATGTTAGGTAAGACTTATAGTTAGAAGTACCAGGTGTCCCTGTTGTAGCATACCTAACTCCTATAACATTCTCTTCATAGTCCCTACCACCTGAGAACAAATAAGTAGTACCATCCTCTTCTATATATGGGGATAATACAAATTCTGGAATATTTGGAACACTGAACGTTCCTATAGTTCTGTCGAAATCAGCACTAGGGGTTGGTGTTTCAGAACTTTCTAACTCAGGGTTGTTTGTTGGGTTGTTAAAGTCTATGCTTTCTCCTATGATGAAGTCATAAAAGTTGTCATAGTCCTGCGTAGCTATGAACGTTCTGTCAAAAACAAATTTTTCAGTCCCAAAGTAAGAACCCTCGAATTGATTTATTTGAAAGAATATACGAATCTCACTACCAGCAGGAATGTCATAGTCGATATATTGACCTTCATTCTCAGGGTCTTCTATAAAAGTGGGGTAAGCTATACCAGATATATAAAGATATTCTTTAGAAACAGCTAACCCTTTAAACCCATAATCTACATCCTCCTTTCTTGAGCTAGACATTGAAAAGTTTGTAGGTCTTATTTTCATAAACACACCACTAGTTGGAGGTACTTTTTTAGCATCTGTGTCCTCTATAAAGAACTTTTCATGAGTAGTCAATTCTAAAACCTTAGTCTTTACCAAATCAAATACAGGACCTGTAGAAGATCTCTTTACTATCAAGTCATCTCCAACCTTGAATGATGTCTGATTATCACCATCAAGCTTTAACCACCAAGCAGAATCTGCTGGATCATAGTAGTATTGGTTTACATATATGGTCTCATAAGGACCTTTGCTTTGCTTAACAACAAACCTATATCTTTTAGCCCAACTAGGAGCTAAGTGTTTTACAGTTGCTGTTATATAATTTTTATTTACAGATAGTTCTGGTTCTACAAAAACTGTGTTATCTTTAGACACCAAAGCTGTTGAAGCTCTGTTGTACTCATCCAAGTAAACAATACCAACCTCATAATCCCTGTTACTATGTAAACTTTTAGTGTTAGATATCTTGTAAAACTCACCATCAGTACTTGACATTGAAAAGTACTCATAAGCAAATGTTCCAGGATTTGTAGTATCCTCATATATTACAGCTGGTACTTGAATTACAAGTTTAGAACCATCTGCACTAACCTTAAAACCTTCTGGAGATGTAGTAACACCCCCACCTGAAAGTTCCCAGTTTCCACTTCCATGTAATGTTATGTTTGAATAGAAAAGGTCACTTAGGCTATATCCATCACTTACTGTATCAGGGAAGTCAGCGGTGTCTGTAATCTCTATAGAGCTAATAAAATCTGCATCTGAAACTAGGTCATTTACTGACGTATAGTCTCTAGGTAGAACAAACTCATATATATATTCATAAGAGTTAGTAGATTCATTGCCATCTACATATGAGGCATCACCTCCAAAAGAGTTGTTCTGAATATTTAAATCTACAATTATACTTGCTCCTTCAACTAGTTCAAATCCTGTTAGGTCTATTTCTATAGCAGAGTCTGTTACAGTGTTATTCTCAGTAGCTGTATAAGATACACCGTTAGATGACTCAACAGTTAATGATTCAGATCCGATATCTAAACTATTCAAATATAAGTCGTAATTCAACACAGTGTCTATATTGTAACCATCTACGTAGTTACCATACATTATTCTGTTGCCTATAGTTGTTTGTGATTTTGCATATCTAGGAACGTTATCATACAACCTAAGAAGTTCACTTTCAGGAAGTGTTGTGTAGATCTTTTGGTTTGAAAAATTTATAGATACATCATCGTTATCACTCCATCCATTATCTTCTTTGCTGTACCTCTCTACAACATTTATAATGTTTGTGTTAGATAACTTAAAACATAAATCAACCTCAACTACATTTTTTGAGCCAGTGTTAAAGGTAACCAGTGCAGAGTTTGCAGTGTTTCTCATACCTACCATATTATAGCTTCCATAGTCTATCCTAAATGGTCCTGGGTCAAACGCTAGGTCTGAAAACTCTGATAGCGCAGAGTACTCTCCGTTCTTGTACTTATATCTATAAGCGAATCTTATAAACTTATCTTCAATGTAGTTTGTCTTTACTCCCTTCTTTAGTAACTCTATTTTAGGAGATTCTATAGGTGGCTTTACTATAACAGATATATCTTCCTCTGTAATCTGATCAACTCCTGAAATTGGCTTAGGATATGAATCATTTACATTTATCCTTCTCGGAGGGTTGTAGTTGTCTGTAAAGAATAAGAAATCATCTATTATGTTTACACCATTTATAGTGTACTTTTCGTTAAAGTTTAATACGGTTTCTGAAACAACGTGATATATAACCGAATTAGTGTTTGTGTTGTATGAAAGTATCATATCAACAGTGTCGCTTGTAACAAACCAATATATAGTCTCCCTTCTACTATCCTCTATTGCTCCTATACATTTTCCGTTTACAGCCGCACCATCGTATGCAGGGTTAAATAGTAACTTGTTGCCCTTTGCGTTCTCAACCGATCCAGCCTCACCGTCCTCATCTGAACTAATACGAATGTTTTGAGCATCAATATATTCACCCTTAGGTATTAATCTTTCATCCAGACTTTTATTCATTCTGGATCCAATAAAATTCTTATTTATATTCATTCTACTTTAACCATTTTTGAGCACCCCTCATATTCATAAGTAAACGCCCTGGATGTATGTTACTAAGTCTTATTCTAGCATTTCTAAGCAATGAAGATTTTTCTTTCTGAGCCCTTCTAACAACATACTCTTGAACACCAAACTTAGCGTTTAGTATTGCATACTTAATGTATGCGTATATATAACCTTCAAATAATTTGTTAACGCTAACACTTGCATCATCTCCACCTTCCATACCATCAGACACGTACTCTATAACAACAATCTGATCAGCCATAGAGGAACTGAAATTAATCACTCCACCAGACTTGTTTATTTTAAATGTAGGGTTTATGTTAGCAGTCTCAGTATTAAGACCATACCTAGCACCTATAGCATAATCAAAAACCCACTTACCTTCTATGTTGTAACCTAAAGCTCCGTTTAATTTTCCATCTCCTAAGTACTGTGTTTTTTGAATACCATCAATCCTATCTCCATCAAGCAATGACGTACCTATAAGTACATCACCATCCTCATCAAACAACACCTTACAATTATTATCCTGTAGGTAACTCTTAGCAAAGTTTGTTTGTATATTTTCTGTCAGAGGCATAAGCACTCCTTCCTTGTATAAGGATATTCTAACCCAGTTTACAAAGTCTGGAGGCAATACAACTGTTGCATTATCACAAACAGTAAGCTCCACTATTTTAGTTTCCTTTAAGGCATCATAGTTTAATTCCTGTATACCTCTTTTTGCATGAAATAAAACATTATATCTTTCAACATTGTTTACCAACTTGTCATTACCTACGTACATAAGCATAAAGTTGTTAACTATATCATCTAACGATATGTACTGGTATGAACCCCAGTTTTTATCATCCGGAGAGTTACCATTATTTTCGTAATATTCGTATCCTGTTAAGTATGCCATTATCCTTGTTTTTGTTTATCTTTCATCTCTTCTGCAGAGCCAGCCTGATATATATCTGCCTCTCTTATAGATATACCTGCATACTGAAGTATTTTAGATGTAATAAGAGGCTCATCAGTTGCTGGAAGTTCAAAGTCTTGATAGTCAGAAGCTCCTTGGTTAAATAAAGGCTCACCGTTAGTGAAGCTTGTATACGTCCATTTAGGATCTTTTGGTTTCCTAATATACTGTGCCATTACACGACCTACATTCCTTATACTTTCAGGGTATAGTTTTATAGTTAATTCACTTTGAGTGAACGCAGGAGTTGTTGTACTAGGTGAGGTTAGGTTTGAAGAGTTTAGCATTGTTATCTTAGAGTGAGACACCCTTTCAGATTCTTTCTGTGTAAGCTGATTTGCGTAAACGGTGTACCTAACACCTGAAGCATTCAACAGATCAGAGTCAACTCTCAATTCTGTTGTAGAAACCCTTTCTAAAACCTCAACAAATTTTATGTTATCACCTATTTGAAAAGAAACATAGTTTCCAACTCCTACCGTAGAAAAATCTTTAGTACTGTCCTCTATAATATCGTTACCTGCATCAAAACCATCTGTTACTCCTTGATGTAGTAAAGAGGTGTACACTAGAACCTTATTTAATAGGTAGTAAGTGCTACTGTTATTATCCTCATTAGGCATTTTATACTTATTATCTATAACATTGTATAGGTAATCTTCTACTGAAAATGTATCTATAACCTCCTCTAGGTTTTTAACTATATCAGCATATCCACTTCCAGATACCCTAGCGTTTTGTTTAGCTATCCACTCGTTGTATCTATAAAAGTAATTCTCAAATATATCTAATTGAGCTTGCTTTGCGTATAAGTTAAAATCAGCTGGAGATATGTATCCAAAGTTATGTTTATTAGCTACAGCTAAAACTGTATTTCTAACACTATTTATCATCTGACTATATTTTATGCAAAGATAAACAAAAAAAAGAAACCCCCTCATTACTGAAGGGGTTCATATATTTATGTTAGTGTATCTATTCTTCTAACTTATTCTCTAACATAGCCATAAGCTCTATACCATCATTAGTTTGGAAGAATGATGCCAATGTAAATATTGGTGAGTCTCCAAAAGGTATGCTTACAAGTTTCTTTTTATTTGATGGCAAGTTAAAGTATATATCCTTACCTTTATTCTTCAATGTCAATAAGCCTTCAGAAAAACATTTAGATGCTAAGTTCTGTAGCTTTAACATAGGGTCGTTTAATGTGTTTAAGAAGTCAACTGGACTGTTTCTAGCATATAAACGAATATCTCTTTTTAATTCTGCTGTTGACATTTTATCTACATTCAATGATAAAGCAATCCTTCCGATTGTCTCTAACATTTCAATAGGTAAATCCCTTGCAGCAACCTGAGCCTCAAGTTGAGCGTCTAAAACTTCAACATCCTCAGCAGCATTCTTTTCATTGTCAACCTCTTCAAATACTGTTCCGTTACCAGGATGGTAAGATAAGAACTCCTGTAAAACAGGGTTTGTCCTTGGAACAAATAACATACCATCTTCAAAAACAACAGGCTGGATTATAGCGTTATCATCCTGTTCATCTTCAAACGGTGTTCTTTGATTTGATGAATATCTAAGAGCTCTGTTACGCTCTCCATCAAAGTATAGTAAAGGTTTTCTACGTGAGTTACGTGAGTTAAGGATAAATACAATAGGAGATGTATTTCCTTTTAATCTGTAGGTTTTGTCCTTAAGGACTGTTTGTTTTTTCATTTTTATTTAATTTAAAATTTATAAGAGTAATAATTACCCCCGTCATAATAACGAGGGTAAGAATTACTTATTTTTACTTCTTATTTGAATAAGAAGAAGTTGTTTGCACCTAAAGTACATAAAGCTCTTTCTGATAAGAAGTGAACCTCCATAGCGTCTAAGTCGCTATTTGAAGCACCTCCAGCAGAACCAACGATCCAAGATTTCATCTTTCTATCCTCAGTTTCAGAAGCTCTATATCTTACGTGTAAGAATGGTCTCTTAGCGTTTTTACCCATAACTTGGTCATAAACAGATGTAGATCCAGCAGGAACTAAAACACCGTCAATAGCACCACCAACTAAACCACCTCTCATGGTAGCATCGTTTAAGTACTTCCAGTCAGACTTATAGAAGTCATAACCTCTACGGAATCCTGAGAAACCTAAGTTTAATGCCATATCAGTGTCATTATCGAATAAACCGAAAGAAGCACCTGAAGAACCAAAGTTGTTTTGCTTAGCTAACACGTCATCAATCTCGAAAGATAAAGCACGGTTAACAAATAAAACATTCTCTTCGATAGCACCTTGCTTATCTAAACGAGTTACAACAGCATCGATATCAGCTAAAGTCTCTAAAGAACCAGTAGTAGTGTTTCCTTCGTTCTCTACAACGTAGAATAAACCTTCAGATCCTTTGTTACCTAAGTCTCCAGCAGCAGCAATAGCTCCTGAGTTAGCCTCAGCAGGTACAGCTTCAATCATAGCAGTCTCTAAGTAGTCCTCGAAACGTAATCTAGTTTCGTGCTCTGATTTCAAGTACCATAAGTATCCTGAACCATTATCACCTTCTACTTCAACCCATCCGATTTGTGCCATATCAGAACCTGATACGCTATACTTATCTTTGATGATGATTGGAGTGTTCTCCTTATCGTCAAAAGGAGCTTCTAAAGCACCTTCCATTCCGTTAGATCCTTTTTTGAATTCAGATCCGTATACGAATACGTCTAAGTCAGTTGCACTGTTATCTCCACTTGATAAACCAGCTACAGCAGGTAATCCAGCAGCGTCATAGATAGCTACAGTAATAGTGTTAGCTGTAACAGCAGTAACGATTCCTTTAAAAGAAGCAGTAGCTCCGTTAGAACCATCAGATACCATAATAGTCTGTCCTTTACGGATAGCGTGTCCAGTGATGTTAATTACAACAGAATCATCTGTAGCAACTACAGCGTCATCTAAAGTAACACCTTCATATTTAATGTGTAATCTTCCTTGCTCAGACCATTTAATTAAGTCAGAGTTGAAAGGCATCTCAGCACCAACTAGTCTTAAGAAAGAACTAACTGATCTGTTACCATAACGCTCAAATTCTTTTTCATAAGTGTCAGGTAAATATTGATTTAAGAAATCAAAGTTTGTAATGTACGAACCAGGTGTTGCTACCTGGCTTGGAGTCGGAGTTAAACTCACGTTTCCGCCTATTGTATAAGCCATTTTTTTTGTTTTTTAATTGTTTAACGTTTTTTTATTTTTAATCCTCTACCACTGTCAGACTCTACAGCTCTAATCTTAATTCCAGATGAGTTTACGTTTTGTTGAGGTGCTGATCTAACATCCATATCTATATTTTTAGATGATCGAACAGAACTATCAACAGCATCAGCTCTACCTTTTTCATAAAAGTATGATGCCAACTTATCTGGGTTAATAGCAGCGCTTAAAGCCTTGTGATATCCAGCAGGATCTTTTATCATGCCATTGTCATCTAAATACTTAGAAACAAAGTTTGTGATATCAGATTGAACACTTTTTAATTCAGACGCTTCCCCTGGTTTGAAAACCAAACTTTTATCTCCGACATTGAACTCAAAACCTTTGAATTCATCATTGAATAGCTCTTCTGTCTTCTTTGAGAAGTAATCTGACTTCTTAGCGTTTTCCTCTTGAATATTACTTGACTGTGATATATATTCCTTGTAAGCATTGTATTGCTCTAACTCATCCTCGTTGACAGGAACCTTCGACTCGATAGGTACCTTATAAGTCTCCTTTAATTCGTTAAAGTATTTCTTTGCTTTAGCAAGTTCTCTTTTCTTTGCGATCTTCTTAGCCTTTACCTCAGAGTCTTCATCCAACTCCTCATCATAAGAAAACTTTTCACTCATAAGATACTCAATATCTTCAGAGTCTAAGTCATTCTCAGTAACGGAATAATAGTCACGCAATAATTGGTCTGGATTCTTCTGATCAAAATCCTCTTGAAGTTTCATAAAATCATTGATACCACGACCTGTTTCTTTCTTATACTTTAAGAAAGCAGAAACATCCTCAGGTAAATCAACATCAGCCTCTCTTTGAGCAAATAGTTCATCTACAGAGTTTATTTCTTTTTTATATCTATCCTTAATAAATGAAAGAACTTCCTCCTCACCGAACTGAGGAGCTTCTACTTCAGCTTGTTGCTCTTCAACAACATCCTGTTTTTCTTCAACTACTGTTTCCTCTTTTTGTTCAACAGCAGCCTCTTGTTTCTCTACTAATTCTGTTTCTACCTGTTGAACAGACTTTTGGTCTGGTCCAGAAACCTCTTTTACTTTTAATTCCATATTTAATTTGATTTACAGCGTAAAAATACGCATTAATATTATTTATTTATTTAACGAGGTTCAAACTCAGAAAGGTCAAACCCATCTAGTGTATCCTCGTTTGATTCAAAGTTTATAGGAGGTAAATCCTTCTTACGCTGCTCTATTAATTTAGACTGCTGAGTATTCTGTTTACTAATCCTATCGTCCTTAGCCTTCTCCTTCATGTCCTCTCTGTATTTAATTATATTTGCTTCAGCGCCTCTAAGCTGCATATTCATTTGGAACTCAATATTCATTAACTGAGTTTTTAATTCAGCTTCACCCCTTAACTTCTCTAAAGCAAACCCTGCTTCAGCCTGTGCTACCTGCATCTTAGACTGAGTCTCCATCTGCATTTTTTGAGCTGATATTTGAGCAGCCATCTGTTGTGACTGCATATTAGCCTCCTGTTGCTGCTGAACCTTTTGCATCTCGTATTCTCTCCTATCCTTCTCTTTTCTTTTTCTTTTTACCTTAAGTAACTGATTAGCTAACTTAACGTTCTTAACCTCTCTAATATCTATAGCGTCATCAAGATCAATAGCATCTCTAGATAAAGCAATCTGTATATTCTGTTCTAGCTGTTGTTTCTCTTCTTCATCAGGAGCCATCTCTATAAATATACCAAAGTCATATATATGTAATCCCTTTATATCGTTTAAAAGGTTTACGTTATACTTTCCTATCTGCATTATGAACTCTTCCTTGTATGGATAATACTCTAATGCATCTGATACTCTACAGGATAATGCTACAGCTAAGTCTCTGCTTATATCTAAAGACCCATCTATTATGTGTCTTGTTGCTGTGTTGCTGTTTAGTGCCGCTAACTTTTGTAAACCTACTAATGAGTTTGGATCAGGCATTGAACCATCTCTCGCTTCATTAAGCCCTGTAACGTCACGTAACATCTGTAGGTAGTGATTGTAGCTACCAATAAGACTTGCTATCTTAGCCTGTCCTGAATTCTTAGATAGCTCTTGTATTGGAACACGAGCGTTATTGAACTCACCATCCTGTGTGTAGCTTCTACCTACAACAGAACCTGTTTGGAAGTAAAGCTTTAATGCATCCTCAGGAGAGTATGTAGCTCCGTTACCAAGGTCAACCTCGTTTAATCCGTCAGCATCAATAAATACACCATCTGGTACAACTTTTTGTATTACCTGTTGTAGCTTTAAGTGAGTCATTTGAATAAGGTCAGCGAAAGGAATCATACGTCTTAACAGTGACTCTATGTTACCCTTATACATTCTTGGAGCACAAGCAACGTAGTTTGGTAAAGCATTCTGAGATGAAGACTTAGGTCTTACCATATTCTTAGCAAGCTTCCAGTCTAGCACTATATTAGTACCCATAACCATCACTCCCTCGTACCAAACCTCTATCTTCTTCTCAATCTTTTCAAATCCTCTCTCCTCCATCATTTCTTGTGGTGGATTGAACTCGTCATCCTTCTCTATAACCTTTTCACCCTTCTTCTTATAGACCATATTCTTTGTGGTCTTATAGTTGAAGTATAGTAGTGTTACACTATCGTTGTTAAATAATGAGTTATCGTAGTACTGAGTAGAATGAAAGTAACTATGCCAGTCTTGACTGTACTTACCTATTGTCTTTAACTCTTCGTTTGTTATACTTGGGTCTATCTTTACAACCTCTGTAATTGGTACACTCTTTACCTCTCCCCAATAAAAACAATCAGAAAAGTTTGGATCCTCTGTGTAACTGTAAACAACATTAGCTGGATCTACATACTTCGCAACAATACCAGCACCTGGTTGGAACTCGTGCTTTGCTACACCTATACCTAGTGTAGTTAAGTCATAAAGAATTCTCTTCCTAGTGTCCTCGTACTTATTTTCAGCTAAAACTGTATTGATAGCAGCCTCCTCGGCTAGCTCTATTGAAGACTTGTAGTTAAGCTGCATATGCAGTTGAAGTTCTTCATCATTCTCAGGTATCTCTTCTGGAGCTGTACTAAACGCATCCACTCCAAAGTCATTCTTTATTTTAGTCAACAAATCCTTAGAGACCATATCAGCCTCTAGGTTATCTTGATATGAGTTTCTTTTTTCGGCAGACATAGCATCCTGAGCGTAAGCCTTTACCTCAAACATCCTGTCTGACATACCGTTAACTACTATATCAACAAACTTAGGTATGATAGGAACTGGCGTCCAATCTAAGTTCATGTATGACAGATCTCCATCTACAGCAATCTCGTTTTTATATTTCGCAACAGACTGCTCAGCTCTAGCGTATAACCTTAACTTATGGAAAGCATCCCATTGATTATAAAACTTAGACCCACCATTGTCACGTTTAAACCATTCATACTGAATAGCTTGACCTATTCTTAATCCAAATTCCTTTGTATTTTTCGTAGAGTCAGGTACGTATTGACTTGGGAAAGTAGACGGGTTGATAGATATTTTTACTTCTTTCATCTAATTATTTCGCTAAATCTTCCTTTATTATTATATCTTGCAAAGTTAATGCTTATTTTTGAATCTTTTTTAATGTCTTGATATGTATGTTTTTGCGTAGCCATAATAGCTAAACCTGAACTAATAGAGGCATCAAACTTTGTTCTATTGTTTATATCAAACCTTGCCCAGTCTTGAAGTGTCCTACTAAAGTACATAGAACCCATCTCATCACTAGACCTATAGTTACCCTCTGTGTCTAGTCCAACATACTTCTCTATATATGTTTCAATAGCAGATGCGTGTGCCTGCTTAACAGCCTCAGACGTGTTTGGCATACCTCCCAACTCTTTCTCTGTCTTAGAAAGGTTCCTTAATGGTTTGTCAGGTCTATTCATTGAATACTTCCTATAACCCCTGTTCTTAAAATGATACAGTAGCCTTGGTTTGTTATTCTCAGCAAGTATAGGCATACCATAAAACACACAAGCCATCAAAACATCCTCAAAGAATATTTCAGCGGTCTGAGGTCTTGCTACATACTCTAAAAAGAATTGATTCACAGGAGCATCGTCCATATGAAACTTAGTAAGTCCATGTAGAGCACCGTTAGATCCTCCTCCACCTACCGTTCCTGATATATCGTAAGAGTCACAACCAAACGCTCCAATATGCTCGTTACCAGGGAATTTCATACCATTGCTAGTTATTATGTTATTCTGAAGCTTTTGGTTTGGTATCCAAGACACTAGGAATCTACCCCTATCGTCAGGAACCCAAACAACCTCTGTGTCCTTCTTACCATCCTTCCAGTGGAACGAACCCTTAACTAAGACCCTGTCTCTTATAAGGTTATCGTTATAGTCCATCTGCTGGTATATCTTCGTTAAGTTAAATATAGATGACTTACTTTCATCCCTAAACGCATGTGACTCTGTCCTAGGGAACTGTCTATAGAACTCGTTAAGTGCGTCTGGGTCATTCTTTAAACTAGCAACCTCATTATCCCAGTAGTCTATAGCTCCTCTCTTTATGTAATCACCGTTCACTCCTTCTATTGGTTTTGAAGGATTATCTAACACAGGGTTACCGTACCTATCTATAAAACCTTCTAGGTTGTACTCCATAGGTACGAAAAGTGAATATAGTCCGCTTTTAGTTTGACCATTTGCGTTTCTTGTTCTCGGATCTGAGTCGTAGTAAAGTTTCTTAAAATTTTCACCACCCTTATCTAAAGCATTTGACGTTGATCCCATCAAACACTTACCTATAATCCTACTACCTAATCGCAAACAAGTCTTTGTTACACGCCAGTTATTTAGTATATTATTAGGCTTGATCCATTTTCCTGATTCGTCATGAACAAGTAACTGTAGCTTCTCACCATCGTATGAGTTGTCATCAGTATTCTTCCAGTCTATTGTTGTGTCAAGACCAGCCATATCATCTGCATCGTCATACATGTTCTTCTTAGTAATCTTAGAAGCAGGAACACGATAAGCTAACTCAGTCTTAGGTTTATCCATACCATCCTGTATAGGCTTAAAGAAGAAAGGGTAATTGCTAGATATAGGTACAACCTTATCTGTAAACATCTTCTTTGCATCAGAACCTGTTTTAGAAAGTATTCCAACCCTAGAATTTTTTGCAAGTGTTGCTGTATTAACTGTTTCAGCAGAGGACATAAAAGAAAAACCTGAACGCCTTATTTTTAGGTATATCATACCAAAGCATCTAGGGTCAGCCTTACAAGCCTCCCAGAATATAAAGAATATTCTGTTTGCCTCACGAAAGTCTGGATGACCTACATCTATCTTTGTCCACTGCAGATACATATAATGTGTACCAGTAATGTATGTAGGAACTCCGTTATTATAGAACCAAAACCCGTGATCTCTTCTATCGAACTCCTCCTCAATATAATCAACCCAGTTGCTCTTAAATTCTTTAGGAGACTGATTCCATTGAAATATTGATTTTATTTTTTGTAGTGTTTTAGGATACTCGAATGGCTCCCAATACTGATCTGAATTCTTGCTACTCCTTTTGTGTACACTGTTAGGCTTAGATGGAAGTGCTATGTTAACACCATTAATATTCCAAATATCACCTATCGTACCATCCTTAGATATAACTACAACGTCATACTTTTCGTCATAACCATAGGAGAATGATCTTGCCTTATTCTTTTTTTTTATTACACCACTAGGTATAACATTATTTAGCTCTTCTTTCAGCAAAACTGTTCATATCTTTAGAGTTCTCAACACTGCTTTCTAGCATAGACCTCTCAGATTCTATTCTGTTTAGAATCTCAAAAGCATCGAATATAGCAAGCTTCTTTGATGCAGCAGCATTCTTTAGCCTGTCAGCAGCTATGTCTGGAGATAGGTCGTCATAATCATTCTTAATAATACCCTCCTTAGCAACCTTTATAAGTTCCCTAACAGCAACCTCAGCTGCCCTTATTATATCCTTCTTTATTTCTGTTGCATCCATGTTATCCAGTCTGTTCTTACTCTATACAACTTCTCTCCGTCAATATCAAACTCATACTCTGATTCGGGTTTAAATGAAACCCTGTCACCAACATTAACACCGTAAGATGTTAACGTATTGTTCGTGTACTTAACCTCACCAATCAAGGGTTGATTTGTTCCAGGGCTATGAACATAAAATTCCTCCTTAGGTATTGGCTTTATAAAGCAAAACTCTTCCTTAGACTTCCACACACCATCGTGCTTATACATATAGTACTGATAGTCATCAACAAGGAATAGATCACCCATTAAAAAACTCTTACCACTCTTCTGTCTTCCCTTCATGTCATAGTAGTACTTAAACACGTTATGATGAACAATAAGAGTGTCGCCAGGCTGTATATCTCCAGAATAATTTACAGGAGTAGAAACAACCTCAGCGTATCTGTTTGATACCTTGTGATCTTCTTGAGAGGTACTCGTTATCAGGTCTATATCACCAATCTTTTTTATATTATCGTACCTGCGACCGTTCAGTGGACGCACAATAAAGTTTGTAGGAGATTTCATTAGAAGTTTATGTTATACTCTATTGATATAGGCATATTCTTGTTGAATTGTTTCCATAGGATAACCTCGCCCCTACGCTCTATCCATATACAAAAAGAATCTGACTCTTGAACATATTGAATTAAGTGAATCTTGTATTCACCGTTAAGAACATCTTGTCCGTGTATATAGTGCATGGAGCTAGACTTATAGTCTGATCCTATGGAAATTTTTCTTATATGCAAAACCTATACCTTTTCTTCTACCTCTGAGATTTCTCCGTCAGTTAAATTTACAGAAATAGGTCCGTACTCCTCTTCTAGTTCCTTCTGAAACTCTTGCAGCTCTGATTGGTTCTTAAAAATCTCACCTACTATTGCAGCCTTTTGAACCTCTAGTCCTCCAATCTGAGCTTGAAGGTTGTTTGATTTACCAACTAATTCTTGCAACTTCTTTAGTTGCTCTTCTTTTATTTTACTCATTTTAATTAAATTTTTATATAGCAAATATACAAATTATTTTTTTTACTCTACAGGGTCATCCGCCACGGTTAATGTAACTGATACAGGTGTAATCAAAGCGTTAATGTTATTCTCGATATTTTCTTCTATACTAGCAACCTGCTCCTCACCCAGAGCTTCTTTAACCCATCCTACAACATCGCTGTGTACTACAGTATCAAAAGCTGTAAAGTTAGATAGGTCCTCTGTATTTAAAGACTGTGTCCCTATATTAGTAACAGAATAAGGACTTCCGTTAGCGTCTACTTGGTCAGATGTTCCTGTTACTCTCCAGTGCACATTATACACTACGTCAGACTCTCCTGCGTGTGTTGGGTATGTGTCAACCGTTTTGCAATTCCAATTATATGTTATCATCTTCTTTTGTTTCTACTGTTTCTTCTGTTGCTAACCAATCTAATTCTGTTACGTCTTCGTTAGTAGGTGTAATTTTAGATTTAATACCTTTTTCAATAACTTCATTCATATGAGCTACAGGGTGATTTGCTTTTGCCCACTCGATAACCATAGCTTCAGTTAATGTTTCAATACTTGCAAAGTTTTCAGCAGATGGTGGTGAAACTGGACAAGCTCCATTAAATGTGTGCGACTCTCCGGATTCTTCATCAGTACCTGTGTAATCAAATTTAATATGTGTAATCACATTAGACAGTCCGTCTAGTGTTGGTGCTTTCTTTAAAGCCGTGATTTTCCAATCGTAAGTAATCATAATTTCTGTTTTTATTTATTTATTTTATTAACCATTTGTGAAGCACAGGTACATATAACGCCCCTGCTTCGTTTAAATTTGTATTGTAGAACTTAGAAACAAGTAGTTGATATTGCTCTTCTGTCATTTCTTCTTTTTCCCAGATTGTATCTATAATAATTAAATCATATTTTTCTGTTGTAGTGTATGTAAATATATCACCTTTTATAATATTTATAATAGGGTTTAAATGACCTGAATAAATGTTATAGTCAATAACTTCTTGACTAATTTCTAAAACATCAATTTTACTACATTTATTAACTTCAGATAATTCGTGGGGTATTAATCCAAAGCCTAACCCTGCTACTAATACTGAATCATAGGTAAAATCTTTAAAAGAATCTTTAAAAAACCCGGTACAAGAATCACATTTACCTAAAAACACAGAAGCATACGTGTCTCTGTTATCTATCCATTGTCCATTAGAAAACTTTATAAATGTAATACCTTCTGAGTCTTTATAAACATTAAATTCGCTACCTGAATAATCTTTCAAGTCTGTATCTATTATTTTCATATTGTTTTATTTAAAATTAACACAAGTAATAAGCAGTTACAACACCTGAAGAGTCTACTACAATTCTAGATCCTACATATCCTCCTGAATAGAAAGTTTGACCGTAGGTTCCCGCGGCATACGTTGTTGTACCTGCTGAATCACTATATACTGTGTCGCCTACAGCCGCTATAGTATTAGGGTCTCCATCGTGGTAAGCAACATTATTAGCTGTACCATAACAAGCAAAAGTACTTTTTGGTGTATTCACGGTTAAATGGAATGTAGTTAATGTTACAGCTCCGTAGTTTCTAAAATTCAATAAAGAGTTTTTGCTACCGGAGTAATTTG